GGACGCTCAGAACTTCTCTGAGAACCATCCAACAGATAACAGCAAAACAGGTCTTCAATTCCGGCTCGTTAATCAATGTCAGTCTCACCTCGAGGGTGACAGCTACATCGAGTACAAGGTGGTTTCAGTGCTTGAGTACGGCTCCGTCACGCCTCCAGGTCCTTATGGCACGACTTTTACTGAAAACTTCGGCACCTTTGACGTCTTCTGGGACTATGACGATGACGCTGGTTACTCAACCGAAATCCGAAACGCTCAGTTTGGATCTAATAATAGCGACCCTAAAAACTCCATCATCATTGGCTCTCATGGCAACGAAGTCAAGGTAATGGGTGCTAATAACCGCAGCCAATCAAATCAACGTTATGTGTCTAGGTATTCGGTTGACTCGATCCTGCAGAACGGTGGTACGGGTTGGCGCGTAGGTGACACTGTCAACGTGACAATGCAAGGCAAGTCCTTCACGATCCGCGTTACCAGTGAAAGGTACGTTTACGCCTACAACAACTTAGGTACCGCAAGCTACACCACCCCCGCTGATCAGGCGTCGGGTGTCCTGGATGTTGGTTCTGTGATTACAGACCTGACAAATGACATCAATAACAACACTCACTTCAACGCTGAAAGTGTTGGCAATGTCATCCGGATCAGCTGCCCACACAACCGAGACTTCAACGTCGCTGTTCGAGGCGGCACGGTGAACAGTGCTATGAGTTCACTTAAGGGTGTTGCGCGTGATATCTCGAAGCTTCCTGATCAATGTTTTGACGGGTATGTCCTGAAGGTCTCCAACACTGACGAGTCAGACGCAGACGACTACTACGTCAAGTTTGTGACACAGGCCCCCGGTGGCAAGGGTGCTGGCAGCTGGGAGGAGACTGTGGCCCCTGGTATTAAGACCAACCTCAACACCTCAACGCTTCCCCATGCTCTGATCCGTCAAGCTGACGGAAGCTTCGTTCTCGATGCTCTAAACACGTCGTCCGCTTTCGGTGGCTGGGCAGGTCGAGAGGTAGGTGATGAAGACACCAACCCGGAACCCTCCTTTGTGGGTCGGACGATTACGGACATGTTCTTCCACAAGAACCGCCTCGGATTCTTGTCTGAAGACGCTGTGATCATGTCTCAGCCTGGTAGTTACTTCAATTTCTTTGTCAATTCTGCCATCGCTGTAAGTGATGCAGATCCGATTGACATGACCGCTAGCTCTACTAAGCCAGCAATTCTCAAAGCAGCTGTGCCCTCTCCTAAGGGTCTAATCCTGTTTGCAGAATACAATCAATTTCTAATGAGTTCTGATGAGATTGTATTTGCAACAGCTACTGCTCAGATCAAAGAAATCTCTAATTACTATTATCGGTCAAAAGTCAAACCTCTCAACTCTGGCGTAAGTGTGGCTTTCCTTTCTGAAAGTGCTACTTACTCCAAGGTGCTTGAAATGGCTGTGGACTCTGTGGCTAATCGGCCTGTTGTTGCTGACATCACAAGAGTTATTCCTGAGTACCTCCCATCCAACTTTAAGTGGGGTGAGGTGATGCCGAATAACAATATGCTGATTTATGGCGACGGTACTGAGACTGTTTATACATTCAAGTTCTTTAACCAAGGCGACGAGCGTCAACTGGCTGGCTGGACAAAATGGAGTTATCCAGGTGACGTCGTTATGTTCGCCACTGAGGATGACCTCTGCTACATCGTTTGTAGGGCTGCTGACGGTCGACATGTTCTGATGAAATCAGAGCTTATCGATGATCCTGATGAGGCTCCTATTGATGTGGGATTCTCTAAATTCACACCACGTTTGGATGCGATGGTTCCTGGATCTACCCTGACAACTTCTGTTGAGGATGCTCTTAACACCAGGATTATTGTCCCAGCAAACATCTTGTTCCTCGGCGCTACTTACAATGTAGTGGTGACATCTGGCAGCTTTAAGTCAACGTTCCGACGACTCAAACCTCAATATGATGCGGTCAATAATAACTACTACATCATTGCAAATACTGACCTTCTCACAGCCGACTGGGTGCTGGGCTGTCAGTACA